CGGCGCGCGGCGCCTCTTCGGCGTCGCTTTCGGCGGAGCGATTGCGCTCGGGGCGCTTAGCGTCATGACCGCAGTGGGGTTCGCGGGTGCGACCTTCTAGCGGGGATCTCGTGAAGGAGCCCCGGAAGCTCCCGATTCATGCGTCACTCACCCGACCGCTTCTCCTGGCGGGTGCCGAGCGCGAGCTCGTCCTTGTGAACGTCGTCGTAATCGCTGCCCTCATCTTCGGCGTCGGGTTTCACTGGCTGTCGCTGACCGCAGCCTTTGGGCTGGCAACGCTCGGGCAGTGGCTCCTCGTCGAGGCGGCGAAGATCGCGCTGCGGGCCGTCTGGCGCCTGGCCGTGGTGATCCGCCACGGCGGCCGGCCGCGCACATGAGCGGCGAGCTGATCATCGGCGATTGTCGCGCCGCGCTCGCCGAGTGGGCGACCGCGGGCCGGCGCGTCCAATGCTGCGTCACGTCGCCGCCCTATTGGGGGTTACGCGATTACGGCGTCGCCGGACAGATCGGCCTTGAGTCGACGCCTGGCGAATACGTCGACCACTTGGTCGAGGTGTTCCGCCTTGTGCGGAATCTGCTCACCGATGACGGCACGCTCTGGCTGAACTTGGGCGATAGCTATGCCATGACGACGAAGGGAGCCGGAGGCCATACGGCGGTCCAAGATAACAATGGCGGGAGCTGGCACGCGGACCGCCGGTGGAAAATCCCGCCGACGCTAAAACCGAAAGACCTTGTCGGGATTCCCTGGCGCGTCGCTTTCGCGTTGCAAGCCGACGGTTGGTATCTCCGGAGCGACATCATCTGGTCGAAGCCGAACCCAATGCCCGAGAGCGTCGCCGACCGGCCGACTAAGGCGCACGAGTATCTCTTTCTGCTCGCGAAGGCCGAGCGGTACTACTACGACGCCGCGGCGATCGCCGAGCGCCGTCTGCGGGCTGGCGATATCCCGCTCGGCGGCCGCGCGAGCCGGAATGCTCTTGATCCGCGCGTCTCATTCATTCGGCCGGAAAACGCACACAAGCCGATCGCCGAATGGCGCAACCGCCGATCGGTCTGGGAACTCGCGACGGCGCCGTACCCTGACGCGCATTTCGCCACCTTCCCGCCGGATCTGGTCAAACCCTGCATCCTCGCTGGGTCGCGGCCGGGCGATACCGTCCTCGATCCGTTCATGGGCGCCGGCACCGTCGCGATGGTGGCGCAGGATCTCGGGCGGCGCTGGCTGGGCTGCGAGCTAAAGCCGGAGTATGTGGCGATGATCGAGCAGCGGACGCGCCAGCTCGGCTTCGCCGACTGTTGGGCCGAGGCCGCGGATTGACGCCGCCGAGCCGGCAGCTCGATCGCGTCGACGCGTGCCCCGACGACCTGATCGACGGTGACGAGCCCCCCGATGTGCCCGGTGACGACCTGGAGAACGTGTGATGACTGAGGTCAATCCCCCGCTGCGCGAGGACCTGGGTGGCCACCGCGTGCTGTCCGACACGCCGGGCGGCATCCTGCTGCTCTGGCATACGAGCGGCTTCTATTCGTGCGCCCGCTGCGAGTTCAACGCCGATCCGCAGACGCCGGACGCCGTGCTCATGGCCGCCCATCTCGGCGACCACATCCAGGCGATGCAGGAGGGCAAGCCCGGCCACATCGGCGCGGCCATTGCCCTCGACGCGCTCGATCGCGATGTGGCCGCGCGGGAGCAGCGCGAGATGGACCAGGACCTCGCCGGCGAGGGGGAGGAGCCGTCGCCGGCCTGATGGACCCGATGACCGCGCGGAAGTCGACGCCGGTGTCGCACACCAAGGCCGGCTTTCGCATGCTCGTGACGAGCGATCTCTACGCCTTCGCCAAGGAAGTGATCTATCACGCGGACCCGCAAAACGGGCTCTGCGATCGCTTCCACAAGCCGCTCTGTCAGTGGGTGCAAACGACCCCGTACGCGGAAAATTTGTATTTGTTGTTCAGGGGCTGTTTCAAGACGACGCTCCTCACCGTCATCCGCAACGTCCAACGCCTCCTCGCCACCCCGGGTGACCCCGCATGGGGCGGCCGGCAGTGCGGCCCCAACACGCGCATCCTCATCGTCTCGAACAAGAGTGAAAACGCCGAGCCCATGCTCGCCGGCATCCAGCAGATGCTCGTCCACCCGATGATCATGTGGGCGTTCCCCGAGGTGCTGGGCAACGATCCCTCGAAGCTCCCGACGTGGACGAAGAGTGACATCCAACTCCTGCGCCCGAATCGCATGCTGCGCGGCTCGACGGTGAAAGCCGTCGGGATCACCGGCGAACTCACCTCCCAGCACTACGACCACCTGAGTGCGGACGACGTGATCGGCAAGGAGAACAGCCAGACGAAGGATCTCCGCGAGGCGACCGTCGATTTCATGAAGAAGATCCGGCCGCTGTTCGATCCCGTCGGGACCGACGGCGGGATCACCACGCGGGACTACGTCGGCACCCATTGGCACTAAGACGACTATTACGCGCGCCTCAAGAACGAGGTCCGCACGCGCGGCCGGAAGCTCGGCATCTACCAGGTCCCGGCGTGGGAGGTGGCCCCGCCCGAGTCGGTGGGCGCCCGCGATCTCGCCGGCATCGGGTGGCGGCGCTTGACCTTCCCCGAGCGCTTCAGCTTCGACTGGCTGCTCGGCGAGCGCCAGGATATGGGCTCCTCCGACTTCGCCGCCCAGTATCTCCTCGATCCCGTCTCGTCCGACACCCAGCACTTCAAACGCGGCCGGCTCGACGTGGTCACGCGCCAGGACCTGCCCCCGCTCGACGAACTCTGGATCTGTATGACGGTGGACCCGGCGATCTCGCAGAAGCGCTGGGCGGACTGGACGGCCATCGCCGTGGGCGGGTTCGATCACCAGGGCAATCTCTGGCTCCTCGAGTTGAAGCGGATGAAGCACGACGAGTACGCGCTCTCCCGCGCCATCTTCGACCTCCATGCCGAGTTCCCGCGGGTGATGGCCATCGGGATCGAGGCGACGGGCTTTCAGAAGAGCCTCTTCACGATCTGCAACATGGAGGGCATGCGGCGGGGCTACCAGTTGCCGCTGATGAAGCTCGAGCGCGACACGCGCGTGACCAAGGCCGTCCGCATCGGTGGGCTCCAGGCGCCGTGGGAAGCCGGGCAGATCCACGCGCTGGCGACGTGCGAGGCCCTCGAGGACTTCAAGGACGAGGCGGACAAGTTCCGCACCGATCGGGACTCGGCCCATGACGACCTCCTCGACGCCGTGGCCAACCTCTACCAGGTCCGCGGCACGCCGTCGAGCCGCGGTACCCGCGTCACGCCGTTCACCGACCAGGCGGCGGAAGTCGTCGAGCGCCGTGAGTTCGAGGAGGCGCTCCTCGAGAAGAAGCCCTATCTCGATCCGGCGTCGCTCCGGATGGCGTGGCTCACGCACCGGAATGACCAGGTGATGGAAGAGGCGCGCGTGGCCTACGCGCTCGGGGCCGGGGACGAGGAGTACGTCGGTTGATCATCGTGCTCCGGGCGGGTACGCCGGTTCACTCGGCCACTAGCAGGCCGTACGGAGCCGCTCCACGAGAGGGCGGGAACTACCATCACCGCCCGGAGCATGTCACATGAGTGTGTCCCGGGACCGACCGGGGGCAGCCGGTCATTCACTCCTCCCGGGGCATGCCCCGGCGCAGCGTGTGGGCTGCGCCGGGGTTCTTCGCCGGTCAGCGGAAGCCGAACGCCTTGAGGTTGCCGAGGTCGCCGTCAGGCACGATCTTCACGCGGTGCCCGGGATGCGGCCGCTCGCGCTGTCGCCCGCGTGTATCGATCCAGCCTTCGATGTGTCGCGTCCTCTCGATCTCGGCCAGCTTTGGCGGGAACGCAATCCCGAGGCTCCCGCACGTGTCACAGATTATTTCCATCGCTTACTTCGCTTCCTTCGCTTCCTTCGCCGGCTGCGCCTTCATCCCGGAGAACGGATTGATTTGCCGCGCGATCTTCGCGTGCTTCTCGCAGATCCACAGCGTGGTGGGCCGTCGCTCCCCCGACGGATTGTTGATGTAATACTTCGGCACCATCCATTGCGCCCCGCCGCAGGGCTTGTCCTCCGGTTTCAGGAACGATGTTCCGTACTGACACGTCAACGTCATCGCGCGTCCTCCTCAGTGAATTTACCTACACAGTCATTGTACCACGACTGTCAAGTCACACTGTGACAGTGCCATGATGATCAGTCGCTGGTGGAAGTGGCATCTGGGCGTCGAGCGCCGGCACATGCGCCACCTCGAGCAGGAGGTTCTCTATTGGCGCGGGCTTTACGTGCATGAGCGGCAGCGCGCCGAGCTTGCGATTGACCAATGTCGCGCGCATCACCAGACGTTGCCGCCCGTCACGCAGCCCCTGCGTCCCGAACGCGAGCAGGATCTCTCGAAGGAAC